ACCTGGTTCTAATTCCAATATCATTTTTTGTGCTTGATTAACACTTATTTGCTCATTGTTCTTTTTTAAGAAAATAACACGTTGCCACCAATGTTTGCAATTTACACCACCTTTATACAAAAATGGATTGTAAGTGTTTGAACCACCAGCACCCATCTTTTTGGTAATGTATTGGTCTTTATTTAAAACCTCAGCTTTGAATATTTTACCACTATTAATTACCTTATTGCAAAAATCTCTTTCCCCTTTTGGATTTCCAGCATATTGATAACGTATTTTAAACAATGATGTGTCTTGTTTAGAACGTGAATTATCAATGTTTTTATCACTTCTTGGAACTCTTGCAAATTGAAAAACTGTATTTAATTGCTTTTCATTTAAAGTCATTTCATCACAACGCCTATCATCAATAATATCCCAATTTTCTAAATCAATATCTTCACCTTGTTCTAAAAATTTATCAATATGATACGTTACATCATCTGATAATAGTGTTAATTCAACATTATCTTCAACAACTTCTTCTTCATCAATTGTGTTATCCGTTACTGTTTCTTCAACAACCGTTTCTTCAACTGAATACGTTTCACGCAATGGTATAAACACTAAATCGGTTTCTAAATTTGTCAATTCTAAAACACCAGCAAGTTCATCAATAAACATTGATTGCATCGGTGATATTTGTAAATCTTGTAACAATTTACTTTGCACGTTTAATTCATCAGCGTTATTTGCAAAACCACCACCATCATTTATTCCAAACAGATTTGGAAACACACCGTGTGCTGTAATTAATTGCTGTCTTGATTCCTTTGTTAAAAACTCCCATTGGTTATGTGCATCGTTTACTTCTAATGGTACAACTGTTACTTCTGCTTCCTTGCCATCATTAAATGATAAAATAAACTTACCAGCGTTTGAACTACCAGTTAGCTTTTCACGTATCATTCGTTCAATTTCATCCTTTTGTTCTGGTGATAATGCACCACCGTTGTTAAAGTTGATTATGTAACCAAATGATAAACCACTTTTAATGTGATTGATGCAATAGTTGGAAATTTCTTCTTCCATTTCTGCATACTGCAAACCAGATAAATAATTTGGATCACTCCAATACACCTTTCCTGGTCTGTACGGTTGCACCATCTTAATCATTATCGGTGCTGTTAAATCACCTTTAAAAATTGGATATGGTTCTGGTTTAAACTTGTTTGGATTTGTCCAATCATCGCAATAAAAAACGTTGTTTATATCACCATTTTCATCAGCACGTTCCATTCCAAGTTTGTTTATTGGAATATGCAGTATTTTTGCAACGCCACCACCCTTTGCACGTAGTATTTGCATTGCATATTGTCCGAATATTTTAAAATCTGCAATACATTTCTTTTGTTCACGCTTGTTAAATATCTCATTTAACCCATTATAAACAAAGTTTTCACCATTAATTGCAATTCCTTTTCCGTAAATAAGTTCGCAATAAGTGTTTATGATTGCCTCATTCGTTGGTGATCCGTTATATCTGTCAATTATGTACTGAAAAAACCAATTTTGTTCACCGTAAAGCACCCATTTTCTTCCTGGATATTCCTTTATTTCTGGTTTAACATAGTTTGATAACTGTATTAAACTAACACCGTGTTTATTATTGCTCATTAATCTTATATTTTTGCGTTTCTTGTGCTGTTGCAAACATCTTTCCACGATAAATTACTGTATCATCACTTGCAGAACGATAAACAACAATATCAAATCCTAAACCTTCTGTTAAATTTGGAATATCAAATTTGTAAATATTATACCCATTTTGACTTAATTGCAGTGCAATAACTGGTGTTGATTTTATTTTATTATCATCATTAGTTATTTCAATTACATTATTTATCGTTTCCTCATAATATCTTGGGATAATATAAATTCTTTGTGTTACGAAATTTGATTCTAAAACTATCATACTATAATAACGTAAAAGTATGATTTTTGTATAAAAAAAAAGACACATAAATTAATATGTGTCCTTTTTTCCTAATTAAAACAATGAAATTACGGATTTATTTGCGTTGCACTTACTATTGCCAAAAATGCTGTTTCCGTTGCACTATCTAATGTTGGTGCAAATTCAGCTTCTGTTGCAATCGCTGTTAAGTTATAACCATTGAAACTTGCTTTTTCGCCACCACTGGCTGCTGTTCCACTAATTACCAATCCATCACTTAACCCAATAACTTTATAATTCCCCAATCTATCTTGAACAACTGCACCTGGTCTTGCCTTTGATAATAGATTTATTTCGTTTGCTGTATCTTTATCTTGTTTTTTTAAAGAAAATGTTGCAGTTTGTAACACCGTGTAAGTACCAGTATTTTGGTCTGATGTTCCCACTTCTTCCAAGTTGTTACCATCTGCAAGTAAATCATACTTGTATGCAGTTGTTAAACTTGAATTTATAGCTGTTGCTTCTGAACTTGAAACGGTAAACGCATCTTCTAAAAAATCATAAAAATAAATAGCCTTTAAACCACCAATTGCATCTTTGCACGGTTCGGTTCTTCCACTTGTTAATAAACACGCCATTCTTTATATGTTTTTAAATAAAAAAGGTGGTGATTTTGTAACGCACCACCTTTTTCAATAAGTTAATTATTATTCTTAATTACCAGCGTTTGTGATACCGTAAGTAATTACATCTTCTGGATTTGCTACTTGCGCACCATCAGCCCACTTCATTACAACGTTTACATTGTCCGAACCATCAATCTGTGTTTGGTCTAATGCAAGAACTTGTTGTGCGTTTGCAGCACTACCAATTCCGTAATAAAGGTTATTAGCGTAAGTTGCAACCATAACATCATCACTCATACCAGCACAATGAATTAATGGAACACCTTGAAAGTTTAATTCAGTTGATCCAACATTGTATCTGTCCAGGTAACCTAAAGCTGCTTGTGCAGAAATGTAATGCTTCATAATGTTTGTTCCAATTCTGATTGCAAAACCATCCGAAGAATATAACGCTGAACTTGCAGCATCCAATACCAATTGTAATTGTGCAACTACATTTGCAGCTGTTACAGTTGTTCCAGCAATTTCATAACCAGTTGGTTGTAACGGTTCGTTTGTAAAGATTGTTTGAATGCCATCAAACTCACCTAATTGCGCACCACCGTAATTTCCTTTCCAGATAGTGTTTTCACGTGATTGTGCTACATTAGCAGCAGCCAAACCAATTAAATGGTCTGCAAATGTTGGTGCTAATCCACCAAAACGATCACCACCCATTTTATCAAATGTTGGTCTGTAAGTTTCTTTACATAACTGCAAATTAACTTCAAATGCTTCTACTTCTAAAACACGCTCATTACGTGTAATTGTTCCAGCTGGTGTAAAATCACACGTTGCATCTGCAATGATACCAGATAGGTTTAATCTTGGCAAGTTCCATTTAAACTGGATGCCATCCACCACTTCAACTCCACCGTTGGCAACGGTTGTTGGTGTTGTTAATACTGCTGAAAAGAATCTTTCTGCTGCTTCACCAGCATAATTTGAAGATACAGTTTCAGTTGTAGCCAATTGAATCTTTTTTTCCATTTCTTGAAATTTGTTTAGTTCCAAATGTTTTCAGATAAACTCTGAAACACTCGACTCTTTGTTGTTTTTAATTTATTTAATTGTACTTTTTCCTTTGGTGCTGCTTCTGGTTTAGCTTTTATTGCTTCAACCTCTGGCTGCTTTTCCAATTCAACTTTCAGTTCTTCAACTTCAGCTGTTTTCGTTTCAACCTCAACTTCTTTTGTTTCAAGTTGATTGTTAAATTCAGCTTTTAAAGTATCTAACTTTCCATCAAATTCTGCACTAAATTTTGCCATAACTTCTGTCAATGCATCTTTAAATGCATCAATTTCTGATACTTCTTCTTCTTCCATTTCTTCTTCAACCTTTTCTTCTTCGGTTTCATCGTAATGTTCATCAAGAACAACATCAGTTTCCTTAACCTCCTCAACCACTTTTGCATCTGCAAATACAGCTTTGAAAGCATCTAACAAATCTTGCTTAGTCATATTTATATTTGAATTTAATTTGATTTCTTCCAATCCTAACATTGCATCAATACTGAAACCTTTAAAAGTTCCGTTTGTTGCTTGTTCGTAAAGTTCATCAGATACCTTTGCCATTGTTACCCACGTTCCTGGTTCATACTCTTTACCATACAACGCTGATTTATCAACTTTAGAATCTTCCACTTGCCAACTTTCAACAAATGATACATCTGATAATTTAACTTCGTGTTCTGCACTTGATGAATTTTGAAAACCATCCTTTATAAAATCGTGTGCTAATTTACCAATAGTTTCTTCTGTGAACGTCATATAAAATTCGTGTCCATCAATATTTCGGTAAATCTTTTTATTTGGTATTAGAACAGCACCCAACAATAATTTCTTTTTATCATCAACTGCTGCAAAATGAACTTCTTTTGGTTGTTCTGACAATGCGATCCATTCATCTTCCATTGCTGGATTCTCAACCAAACTGATGCCATAAACACCTTGTAATAATTCATCTGAATATACTGCTTCGTAAACTTTCATATAATAATAACGTAATTTTGTAAATAGTGTATAAAAAGATTGCAAAAAAAGTTTATATTTGCATTAATCATTTATTGGGATGGTTGATTAATAGCTTAAAAGGTGTGTTTTTATAATGCACCTTTTTTTTTATCCAATACTTGATGAATTTTCAACATTACGGTCAAACTCTTGACTGCTTGTTACATCACCACTAACAACGTATGCACGAATCGGTGTATCTTGTGCTTGTAATGATTGCGCAAGTTGATTTACACCACCAGTACCGACAACATTAAATGATGGTGCTGAAACACCACCACGAACACCACCACCACCAGAAAAACTTGGTGTACTTTTACCACTTGAATCTGTACTTAATATTTTAGCAACATTTGCAAAACCAGCAACTCCAACTGCTGCTGCATTTATGAATCTTAAAGTTTGTGTTGGTGTAAAATCTGTTGTTTCTGCTAATGCCTTATTAATACCTTGATAAGTTGATAAAACAGCTTGTGCAACTGCAATTGCTTT